GGACTGAGGAAACGAAGATCGTTCCATCCGACAGCGAAGCGAATGCCTACTTCGGCGTCTCGTGCTCGATCTCCGCCGACGGGACGCGCGCGGTCATCGGGGCGTACTACGACGACGCGACGGGAGGTGGTGAATCGGGTGCAGCGTACGTGTTCGTGCGGTCCGGGTCGACGTGGACTGAGGAAACGAAGATCGTTCCATCCGACAGCGAAGCGAATGCCTACTTCGGTCACTCGTGCTCGATCTCCGCCGACGGAACGCGCGCGGTCATCGGGGCGCGCCTTGACGACGCGACGGGAGGAACAAATTCGGGCGCAGCGTACGTGTTCGTGCGGTCCGGGTCGACGTGGACACAGGAGACGAAGATCGTTCCATCCGACAGCGAAGCGAGTGCCTACTTCGGCGGCTCGTGCTCGATCTCCGCCGACGGAACGCGCGCGGTCATCGGGGCGTACGGTGACGACGCGACGGGAGGTGGTGACTCGGGCGCAGCGTACGTGTTCCAGAACACGTACCTCGGGTACAAAGACACGTGGCCGTAAAGATAGCGTTCGAGGACCGGTGGATGACTTAAAAACGAGGTTATATTTTATTTCACTACTGTACTGTACCATGTCACAGCAACGCACCCCCACAAACCTCGCTGGCCTCACCGAACTCGTCGACGGGTACCGCCGGCGCACCCAAGCAACCCAACTCGAAGTCGCGCTCCTGCGTCAACGCCTCCTCGAAATGCAAGCGCAGTCGAAAACCATCCAATCGCGGCTCCAGACACTGCAACGTATCCAGGCGCGCGACACGACCAAACTCCGTCGGCTCGGGATCATGAAACGACGTGCCGCACAGCGGAAACAGGCCACCAATCTGCTCGAATCCAGGCGGACCGCGCAACGACAGGCCCGGACCAATCAACGTCGGTCCAAATTCGAGACCGAGGTCCTGAATACATTGCAACTCGTCGAAAAGGACCGAGATTGGAAACAAATCAAGCGCAGTATCAACGCCAAAAAAGTGAGGAAATGACAAACAAAAATGTTGCGGTACGATACGACCACGACCGTCCATGGGCAAGAAAAAGGAACTCTCCGTACAACTGCGGGACGCCTACGATATTTCGTACCGCGCTCCCGTCGACGATTCAAGCGATGAAGTCACCGACGCGCGGAAATCGTTACGGCGCCTTAAACCGCGGCTCAAAAAGAAATTGGTCGACATTTCGGAGATTTGTCAAGCCGCGTCCATCGTGAATCATACCATCAAAACGCGCGCGTGCAGTATTCAGTCCGTCGTCGAGACGGATTATCTCCAACTCCTCAAAGAACTCGATCGGATTCGTCGACGGAAATCGACAACCGCCACATCGTCCACCACCCAACCATCCAAAAACCTCGTGCCCGTCAAACAAATGACCTACGCCAAAGCGATCAAAGTGCTTCTCAAACATAAAGTGATCAAGTCCGCGGACGACGTGATGAAACGCGGTAATACAACGGGCGGGTTTCTTCTCGGGCGACTGTAATCGAAATATTATATTGCCACCATCATATACAACACGTCAGATCATGTTTATTGACGAGCGAACCAGAATTAATGAGGGTGTCATTCAGCACCAAACAACCATCACGCCACCGGGTGATCACGGTATTTCGTGCAGCGCCGAACCCAACTGCGTCAATCCTGGGGCGTACCCGGGCATGAACTTTGATCGCGTGGCGCCCGTCACACAGGACGCGTTCACGCGTCGTCGGATCGCCAATACCGAACTCTTTGGCGGTGCATTCCGCGGCCAAGACGGTGGCGACGGCTTGCTCCGGAACCCCGACGCATGGAGTTCGGCGTGGACGCCAAGCGACGGCTTTTCGCAGGAATCGAGTCGTGCCATCTCCGAAATCAATTATAATCGGTTCGAGTGTATCGACGCGCCACTCGCGTGGGAAGGAAGTTGGTGGCACGGCCAGGATTCTCGACAGGGCGCGCAAAAGTTTACCAAATGCGAGTACTGAGTCATGAGTCGGAAACAAATTGTTGGCAGTGTACAAGACTGCAAACAATGTTCATTGAAAAGACGGAGCAGACCGAGTCTCAACGTCACGCCTTATTCAGTATCCAGGGACGGGTCCACGCCATCCTCACGTCCATGCGCACGGCGCAGCCCGATGAACCGGTATGGTACCGGGTCCTCAAGACGTGGGACGGGACCGTCCGGCTCGGGACGCGGTACCTTGATCCGTCGTATACCCCAGAAACCGGACGACTGTCCATTGGACTCGATAGTCACGGATCGCCGACCAAGCACGATCGCGCCGTCCTTCGGCTCCTGAATACCCTGATTACCAAGACCACGACGAAGCCGCAGTGTACGGCCCTCGTTCGACAGGCGGTCGAGCACGCCGAGTCCATGGGCGTTCATGTCGATTTGACGTGTGACGATTTTCGCGAGTTTGGGCTCCTCGCATCGCAATATTATACGGCCGCGGGGTGCGGCGGGACGCACCACGATCGACGACGCGCATCGTTCGAGGAATTATTGGGACGACACGTCGACGACGCGACTTCCATGGTCAAAGCGGCCTACCCTGATCTGCACATCTCCCTCCGGAAATGGGATTTGATCGGTGGCGCGGGGACGTATGACGTCCACCCGGAGAATGAGACGTTGGTGATTTACTATGACGATGTATCGAAAAAAGTTGTCCTCCCCGAACCCAGGTTGGCGTCCGTTCAACAGATGGACGGTGTGGAGAATCATTGTTTCATGTTACCCGAAGACGGGATGTGTCTTGGTGCTCCGCGGGTCGTGCACCCCGACCGCGATCAGTGGGACGCGCTCATCGGGAAACTGGTCACGGACGTCAACGATACGCTCAAGTTTCGGTATCCACACGCCGTCGTCGAGACCAGCCCCATCGGCTACAAAATCCCGCCCATTCGTCGTCTCGATCGTATCCGCGTTTCCTTCGATCCCGAGACGGCACGTGTCGTCGCGATCACGGTCGGTTAGGCAATGTCGTCAATGTCCAGAGCGTGTAAAATATCGACCATGGTCAGGAGCCGGGGACACGGACCCGCCGCCATGAGGACGTCCAGTAATCGAGCCTCGATGCATGCGTGGTCCACCGGGTCGCCGCGCTCATATTCTTCCAGGACGTCTCGAAATATATCCGGCCAGTACACGGGAACCGTCGGATCATCGTCCGCGGGCATGAGGGGCGCGTCCACCACGCGCGAAAGAATCGCCCTGATAATTTTTTTATCAGGATGATGCCGGACGATCGCGTACGCGATCATGCTATACAGTTGGTAGGATATACGGGTGCACTGACCGGAGACGTCCGCATCGAGCGGATGACTCGGTGCGCGACTATTCAGGTCGTGGTCGTGCCGCATACTGGTTCCAAAAAAAATATTATGCCTCCTTTTTCGCGGGACTTGCTTGCGTCACCAAAAACGCAGGCATATCCATGGTGGTCACGATCTTTTGCGTTGGACGCATCACGTACCCACCCCACAACAAACACACCAACAGAACGGTGAACAGCGAGACGGCCGGGTACATGCCAACGGTTTTTTCTACCGCAATATTTTGTTTATGTGGCGTACACCGGTCGCATGCCAGGTAACCATTTGTCCCGAACCACTGATTTATTCAAGCGGGACGTCGATGGGTTGGATTTCGTCAATGGGTTCGATTTCGTCGGGGTCTTTTTTGTCCCGGTCTTTTTTGTCGACGTTTTCCGTTGACGGGGGGTATACTTGCCCAATCGTTTCTCGCGCATGTACTTGTTTCTGGATGACAAGTAATGCGGTATATCGATGAACGCAGTTTGGTGGCCGGGAATCTGGCCCGCCATCATATTGGCTTCTCGGTCGGTCCGGCGTCGTTTGGCCGCCAAATCTTTCAACTCGCGCAACTGTTTCAATCCACCAGTCTCTGTAAACGCGTCATAGTACTTGAATCCGTTGGCGTTCATCAGCAACGAATTATGGCTTGCGTCCATGCCCATGTTCCATGCAAACCCAAGCGATTTGTAAAACCCGAGCGTGCTCTTCCGGGTATCCGACACAAGACGAATCATCGTGATCCCGTTCGCCCGCGCAAATTTTGCAATCACGTCCATGATGGCCCGTCCAACGCCAGATCCCCGCGTCCACCCTTCCACAGACAGGAAATCGATAAAAATGGACCGATACGGTGTGTTTCTGTTTTTTGTGTTTTCACGGATTTCAAAGACACACGCACCAGCCGGGGTGACGGCGCCGTCTGGCGACTTGATCGATGCACTCACAAAGATGACGTGATTTGGTCCTTTCGAGACGTGTCCCCCATATTTCCAGCTTCCGTAGGCTCTCAGTATATTTGCTAGGTACCCGTCTTTGTTGCTGTTTTTGTTGATGTTGAATTTTTCGATAAACGGTTCAAATGCATTTTTCTGGCGTTTGGTGGCGTGTGCTTTGACAACAATGGACGAGCCGGGTTTCACGTACTGCGTCGTTGCCGTTGGTTTGTACGTATGCGTACGGTATATCACCCGACGCACCTTGCTGCTCGGTACGTACGTCGACCGGGTGGTCGCGGACGGCGGTGCGCTTTTCTTTTTCGGTTTTGGTGGGGGTGATGACATCCGTCAATATCCGTCAATATCCGTCAATATCCGGTCGGGATGACAGTATACACTCTCAAAATATAAAATTTCACCCGTTCATCATGTCGAATTCGTCGCGCGATGCGAGTAATTACAGTTCGCTCGTCGAGGTGATGACCCCATACCGCGTCAAGATGGGTATGGAGGATATATTCGACGAGTACCGCGAGTCAATTTCAACAAACTCCGTGACGACGGGTGAACACGTCATCAGATTACTCCGCTCGAATCTCTGTCGCTATGATCCGTCCATATACACACACACACACGCCTCCATGACCAGCGGCGTCAATCATATGAGTGCACCGGGCATGGCATACATCATCTCATCTTCCTTCCCGTTTACAAAGCGGGCGGTTGTTCTTCCACCCGGTGCCGAGACCATCGGCGACGTTGTGGCCGCATACCCACCGCCAGACGGGATGACGTACGTGACCATCACGTGTAATCGGCACGTCCCCGGTACGGGGTTCGTGGCAAAATTACATCGTCTCGAATCGGCACTTCCCAACACCACGAACGTGATGGGTCTCTACACCCGGTCCATCCCCATTCTGTTCCCGGTTCCCACGCCACCCGAACCGGTCGGGGGTCCGTCAACGCGTCAAAATTATATTTGCGCATCCTTCGGAACCGGGGTCGATTGGGATAAGACAACGGTGATGATCCCGACGGATATTTCGTTCCAGGCATCGGGAGAGCCGGATGTGTACGCCTCCATCCATACCCGCATCGCGGAATGCGTATCCAATTGGTTGCTCGAACGACACATCGATCCGACGCCGTTCCGGTACAGTCGAGGCCATCTCACGCTCGGACCCAATATCTCCATCGTTCACGCCACGTACTACGGTGAAATGCGCGGCGTCGTGCCCACGGGAGGACCGGTCGACGCGGCGGGCGAGTCCTCGCTCGCGACGCCTACCGATATTGTCTACGAGCCAGGGACCGAATTTCATCATACCATGCAGTATATCGTCGACCAGACGGAGTGTTCGCTCCTCGAACGCGTGTATACACCCTACCAGGCCCGCGATACACTCGCCACCTTTCTCGAGTTTTTCGATGGCAAGTGTACCGTACGCATCGACGAGCGACGACGGGTATTCGTCAAGTTTTTCGTCAAGCAGTATGAACGACATACCTCGTCCATCTTCTCGACGTTTTACACGCGGTATATTCGCTCGGATCTGGCGCCCGTGGTCACGGCACGGTCCCTCTTTGATCTGGAGGTCAAGAAACTATACGCCCACCTGTCATACGACTTTGATCGCGATACCATCACGAACGCGGATCTGTTCGTGACGCTCATGATGAATAATGTGCGACGCGTGACCTATACATACCCCGCCACGCCGGATGACGAACGTGTCTGCCGGGACGCCATCACCCGTATCCAGGCGCTCGAATGGTTGTACCCCTTCCAAAAAGAGACGGTCATCGACATGGTAAGACGCGAGTACTCTGGCGACGGGCTCATGGGCATGATTAATACACGCGTCTCCGGGGTCGTTGGCGGCGTGGGAACGTTCAGCGTTGGTAAGTATTTCCGTGTCCTGCGAAATGCTGCAGCGCAACATATCTTTACCGTGCGCGGCGGTATCCTGGGCGATGAGCCGGGGTTGGGCAAGACGCGTCAGACCATTGCCCTCATCAAAGCCACGGCGGAAGCGGAAGATGTGCTCGCGCGTTCCTGCGGCGGAGGACGGGGTGCGCGAACGGGCGCATCCCTCATCGTCGTCAAACCCAATGTGCTCCGCCAATGGCGAGACGAAATTATGCACGTATGGCCCACCTGTCGCGTGGCAATGTACCACGGTGCAAAGAAACGGACGTATGATCCATTGACCATCCGGTCCGAGTACGACATTGTGATCACCACCTATACCACACTCGTCTCGAGCACGCCCATCCACCACCGGTGGCGCCGGGTCGTTCTCGATGAGTCGCATGATATGACCCCCGGCGTCGCGGGTCTTCACCAGTTATCGCGTACCAAATGGTGTGTGACCGGGACCCCGCTCAAAGGAACAACGTCCCTCAAGCGCACGTTTACCTTTCTATTCGGCTCGATGCGCGATGCCATCATGACCGGGAACTCGTCGCACAGAGCGACCGTGCTCGATCTGGCCCGTGACGGTGTGTTTTATCTTCGTCAACTCATGCTGCGCAAAACCCTCGACGTCTGCGTCCGGTTTCCGCACGTACCCATCCGGGACGTGGCCGTCGATCTCTCGTCGCGCGAACGGGTGGTCTACGACCGCATGGTGTCGCGTATGGGCCAAGTCAGGTTTCTTCCCCTCCCGGTACAATACCAACGGTATAACGCCCTCATCAACGTGGCGAATTTCGGTCTGTTTGCGCAACACGTTCCCGGCTCGGATTTTGATGATGCGGTCGATCCGCATTTCACCGTCGTCGATGACGTTGCCGGGGTGAATACCGTTTCCTACCCACCCGCCGACGATCTGTGTCCCATCTGCATCGATGCGTTTATCGATCCGTGCGTCACCGCATGCGGTCACTGGTTCTGTGCCGAGTGTATGCACATGTCGCTCGGCGCACAAGGAACGCGCATCACCTGTCCCATGTGTCGAACACCCATCCCCACCAGGTCCATCCGGAAACGACGTCGCGAGACGGAAGCGGATACTGACGATCTCGGGTCGGACGGGTCGCGACACACGGGTGAAAAAATCCAGCACATCTTCACCTACCTCAGCGCCGCACTCGCCGAGGCGGGACGGAAATGTATCGTCTTTTTCCCGTCGCAATTCATGGTGGATGCGTTTGCCGAGGACGCGGCGGAACGCGGGATCGATGTCAAACGCGTCCACGGACGCATTTCGTTGTCGCGCCGGCAACAAACGTTTGCATCCTTCCAAACAGACGAAACCGCGTGTCGTGTGATTGCAGCGACGGTGAAAACCATGAGCGATGGACTCACCATGACCAGAGCCACGGATATCATCATCGCCACGCCGACGGGTCGCGATGCCATCGATGCCCAGATCATCGGACGATCCAACCGCATTGGCCGCGATCTATCCAAACCCCTCAACATCGTCCGGTTTGTCTACAAGGATACGATCGAGGACGCGTTCCTCACCGAGCAACGCCAATTTCACGAGGTGGGCGCCCGCATTTCGCGTTGTTTCGCATAATCTGTCTTTTTCCCATGTTACAGGTCATTTCTTCATCAGACGGGTCCGTTTCAACATGGAGTCCAAATTTGTCAGCCGCCGTTTGACCGGTTTGCGCGTATGCGTCGTCGTCGCCTCGTCAGGCAAAAAGCCGGGGAAAAATACCTTGACGATGCGTTCAGGTAGTTTGATTTGCTCGCTCGCGTACGTGTCACATCCATTCTCCTCCTTACGACTGTAACACCGCTGCGACACCATCCCGCTCCGCGATACGCAAAAGTAGACCGTGCTCGTGCGATGGTCACCGCCCTTATTCTGGCAATACGTCGACGTTGTTTTCAACATCACGGCGTGTGGCGTCACGAACGCCGCGGTGAATACCACATCCTTATACACGTTCGGGAGGAGGGACCGAATATCGGGAAGCACGCTCCCGTACATGTCGATACTCGTTGACGTACCGGTCGTGATCTCTTCGCGATCGGTCGCCTTTGTCGATAACGTGTGTTCGCCCATACGACAGGTCGTCACCGGCATATCAAAGACCCGGATGGACGTCTCGCGAATGGCCTCCCGCTTGTCCACCACCGTCTCGAATACATAGTCGGACACGCGTCCGTCCACATGGATCTTAAACGTGGGTTCGTATGGACGCGCCTCCGTTCGTCCCTTGCAACTCCATACCATCCGGAGTCCGTTGGCCTTGAATACACTATCGTCCACGACATCGCGCCACGGGTTGGAGGGCATCACGCACGACGACGTGGTTGCACGAAACGCTTCCTCCAGGAAAGGGATCAGCCCGTCGCGACAACATCTCGCTGTCGCCGACGTTACGATACAACACGGAAAAATGAGGTGGACACCCACTTTTTGCAGCGAGGGATCGTTTTTATCCGGTTTGGGGGGTGCGAGGCACCCAATGGCCGTCGTGTCCGTTTCATCAATAAAGAAGGAGGCAACATATGACTTGATACGCGACGAGATACGCACCAAGGTCTCAGTCGACTCTTTTTCTTTTCCGACCGGGAAGGAGGCGTCGATATCGAAAAACAGCCGAAAGATCGGCGTTTTCAGTTCGACCACGCTCAGTCGTTCCTGCTTGATGATCGCGTGCGTAAAGTACACGTTCAGAAACGCAGACGCTTGGGTTTCAGGAACGTTCAGTTTTCCACCGTTTATCAGAAAATGGGTCGCGATGTTTTTCGCGAGCCAATTTCGTCGCCGACATTCGTCATAAAACGACATCGGCCTGGATTGAATTTGTTTTGGTGTGTGTGGTTACATGGTATCAGTGTCTATGCATACTACGCATACTGGCGGGGAAGACGACGGATCATGCCGAGACGCGCGGCCATGAATCGTTCGTAGTCGGCGTCCGGTGTATCGAGGAGACGACGTTCATGGCCGGTTTGCGCACCGTATCCGCCGGTTGCGCGGAGAAGACGCGATGGGGAGACGCGGTTTCCGTATGGGGTGAGGGCGGATGCGTTTGCGAGCAAAAAAAACATCGCGACGTACACGCTTTTCACCAGTTTTCCAAACATCGTTTACTCGTAATTTGTTTCTGACTCGTGTCACTACGTACCATATGGGAAGATTTCGTTTGTCGAAAAATCATACATCGAGTCGTCCGGTGGGTGCTGGCAAATTCAGGGTGCGGTGAAATAGACGATCCGGTGCCGCATTCGGCATCAGACTTAATTTGACAGCAACTTTTTCCGTGCGGTCATTTCGGGCAAATTAATTGATCGCAAAAATTTGCTCGCAAACAATTGATCGCATCTCAACGACGCATCAACGACACACGAACGACATATCAACGACCCGCGAACGATGAACGTGTCCGTGTACAAGCCAAAACGCGGCGTGCGCCCGGCGGACGCGCGTCTCTTCAGTCATCTCAAGCATGCTGGCATATTCGATCCCCCCACTGACGAGGACCTCGCGTCCCATCAGATCACGCCGCTGGACGCGACCCTCGTGTTCCCGGCCTTCGCCGTGACCAGTGTTCCCGGAACGACGGACGTGCCCGAAGTTTCCACCACCATTCCCACCCTCATCTTCCCCATCGGGAGCACCACACCCGTGCTGTTCTCGCAAACGTTGTCCTCCTGCAAGTCGAGCAGACCCATCCTCAACCGCGATACCTCGCACGCCTTTCTCGATACCATCTATGGAGAAGACCTCGATCTGCACAGGGGTCATAGCGCCTATTTCGGCTTTCTGCCGAACTGTGTGGTATTGGTGCCCACCGAACACGCCCTGGCTGAAGAAATTCTTCACACATACTCCAGGCATCTTCTCGCAGATGCACACGGCAATCCCAGTGTGTTCGAAAGCCAAGTACATATGGGAGACGGGCATTACAACAAGAGCCCGTTCCATTGCTCGGTCGGGCTCTTCCACCTCATCTTCCGCGACAGCGACGCGGTGCTCGGGCAGGTGGACAACTTTTTCAGGCCAACGAGGCCACGCGCGACCGCCGCGGCCAACACCACCCGCACGACCAATCGTCCAGTGGTCCAGCGTCGTCGTCGTGATCCACCGGCAGAGGACGCGTCGTCGTCGACGCATTCGGTGCCGAAACGTCCCAGGCTGGACGGGTTCATGGGCCAGGGGAAAAGGTTGATGGGACAAGCCCCCACCGCCACGATTGAACTGGGTCTGACTCCACAGGCGCGTGACATTCTACTGATCGAGGCAGTGAAGCGTGCCGTCTTGCGCGATGACTCGAACGAACGCCGCAACGACGTGATCTACTCCATCACGGCAATCAATCTCATGGAGTCTCACCTCGATGAGCAATCGTTCCTCGAGTTTATTAAGAGCATTTCGATGCTGGACGACCGTCCGTTTGATTTCTATGACCACCCGGTCGAGGCGATCGTCGAGGCCATCACGGACCGCTTGCGCGAGGTTAAGTACCCCGCCGAAATCATCGACACGCTGAATACGCTGGCTGATCTTTTGCCGTGATTTACATATTTAAAGCACTACATATATGCCAACGACAGACGACCGTTCTCAATGTATACCACGTTATAGCCTACCGAACAGCACATGATCGTATCAAAGGTTCGCCCGGCACGCAGGGTCTCCGACTCGTCCAGACGCGCCAGGACCGTCGTGTCCGTATCGCTATACGAGCGGAGCGTGTGCTGGATGGTAAAGTTTCCCACTCTCGAGATATTCAACGTCCCGGACGGCGATATCTCGTCAACGCGTCCCTCTGAAAATCCAAAGGCGTGCACACCAGCCGGCAGCGCTTTGCCGAATAAGCGTTTCGGTTCCAGTGTGGAAAAAAATTGCGATGGGAGATCGCGACACCGTTCTTTGCCGTTGAGCAGCAGACGCGCACTGCTCATAATATCGTGCCGGATGGTTTCTCCGTCAACCACATCCGTCGAGGTTCGTCCGAATTCCCATCCAGATGCTGGTCGGTACCACCACAGCACATAGCGTGAGGGTCCGCGGAAAAAGTATTGCTTGTTCACCACTTGGTAATTGTCGATGGTGGGCACGCTCTGCACCGTCTGAACCACAAACGCCTCCGGGACGTAAAAGATATCGTATACACTGTCTCCATAGACTGACATCTGCGTCTCGGTATCGATCGTCTGAATCGCCGTCATCCCTTCACTGATCACGTAGTTAAACTCAATGCTATTCACCGGCGGAAGGTCTGCAAAGTACCCACCGGCCACGTACCCCTCCACGACCAGCCGGATGGTCAGTGTATCGAGTTCCAAATCGTGGAAAAATGTATCGAGCACGAGCCACGCTTCGCCCGCATTCTGCTGTGCCGAATAATCCGTGGACGTGGTTTCGCCCGTGACCGTTGTGTACGCATTCGACTCGATGCGATTGTTGGCAATCACACACAGCGTCCCGCCGTCGCGGGAAAAGCGCATGGTCAAGAGACTATCAATCACCGAAAAATCGATCCCGTACCCCGTCCCGTCGCCGACGGATGCCCACCCCATTCCCATCGATCCGTCGAGCGGGAGGAGGAAGCGACCTCGCAAATCATAACGAGCCGCGTTCGGTGGCGTATCCCAGAGCACGTCAGTGCGGCCCGTCCAGTCGGGGTTATTCACTAAATGGAGTCTATCTCCCAAATTGATGGTTTCGCCAACCCCACTTCCCGTCACGCGGTCGTAACTCCCCAGCGATTCAGTCACTGGGGTATACAGTTTCTGAACCTGACTCTTCCGCATGACAATCCCATCATCTTGCGTCAATACGCGCTCAATCAACAGTTCATGGGTGTTTTGCGAAAAGTATCGCCGTTCATCATCATCGACCATACAGAATTCGCACAAGACATCCACATCCGGTTGATACGTCGGGTCCAACGACACAGGCGCGTTCTTTAGTTTCAGTTCAAGATGCAGATTCTGCAGTTGCATCGCGATCAGCGGCAACGGTGTTTTCGCGGTGAAAAACGGGATTTCGACGTACAGTTGTTTCACCGTGCCCTTGGTTTCCTCAGGCAAAAACCCAGTCAAGCGTCGGACGCAGGCCATGCCCTCCGCGGTCTCGGTTGTATGGTTTTTTACCCAGATATATTCGCCACGAACACGTTCCAATAACAGTTTCCCACACCAAAGACTAACTTCATCAATCATTTCGATGGCCGGGTACTGCGTTGTCCCGCTCGCTCGTTTTACCTTCATACCGATCACCACACGTCGTAACAAATCCCCCTTTCTGGGGATCTGAATATTCGACAGCGTTTGACCGTAGGTCAACTCGCTTGGGAAGCGAGCGTCGATGTCAACTAACTCGGTGGAAAAGAGTGTCTGTCTCCGATACACTTGGCGGAAAGGCCGGAATGCATCAAATCCCTCGGACGAAAGGTGTTTATCCTCCTCGCCCTGTAGCAAGATTTGGAGAAGTGCACCGCTCATGGTTGATGGTCGTAATACGTACGTTCAGACAATATTTTGATTTGGTCGAAATATGTGCAGCCAGAACCGTTCCATTGTCCACGGGCAAATCGACCCGTCACATAAAAATCCATGCAACCGCTGCCAAAAATGTTTTGGGTACTGACGGAGAACGTCGACGTGGACGCGGTACTGTGCGCCCGCGACAAATGTCCACCGGTCGTTCGGCGGGGGACGTCCAATTGTCCCGTCCATTCCAGACATCAGCGTGGTCCACGCCGCCCCGATGGGAAGGCCCGGGTGGTCCGGGTTACCCATGGCGTCAGAGACGTGTAGACGGCCCAACGGAAGCACGTCCGACTCGGCGTCGTCGGTATGCAGCGTGTCGCGGATACAGAGCATCACTTGGTCACGTGAAACGTGATCGAATGGGTTACCCTGGAGAAACGTGATGTGCGTGAACCGGCCCAGATGGTCGTATACATCCACAATGCACCGTGCAAACGTTTCCGCTTCTCGTCCCACATTGGTGTACATCCGTGCCCCGGGGGCCTTGTCGTATACAACAACACGCGTCCCCGTCACATCGCGACACATGGCGTCGAGCCAGTCGAGTGATTCATTGTACCGCGCGATACAAATCAACTGACGACGGGCCATTTTTTTTCAACAAATGGTCTGGACAGGTCCGCTTACAGATACAGCGTATGTTCACCACGCTGGCTGGTATTGCGCGGACGGTCGAGCAATTGGTATGGCCGCGTTGTATCGCGCAAGTACCCCAGGTAATGACGGATATTCGTGCGCAAGTGCGGGACCACATATTCGAGGACGCGGGCGTTCAGGTATTCAACCTGGTCGCGCAACGTGTGCGATGGCACCACCACCGAGTCGTTCATATTATAAATGCCTCGCATGATGAGAACCAGTTCCGTATCGTCCTGCCGAGAAATGCGGTAGCCATACCGGTCCTTCATCATCACACGCAATTGTGTCTGGATTCGATTGATATTCTCCTGAGAGAAAAAGGTGTTTAAGAGTTCGTTATCTTTACACGCGAAATTGGACGCACGTACCGCGTCGACCATTCGTCTCTTATCGTCTTGAATGTCGTACATTTTCAACCGTATATTGTGTGCCAACATTATGTTACACAAAACGAACCTGTGCCGTCCCGTTCTGAAAATCGATGAATCTGTACCCTACCACAAATGCTTTGACGATGATATCGTCGCGCTTTTCCTTTAGCCGCACGTCGAGGGACACGCGTCGTATATTCGAAAAGGTGAAGTGCCCATTTGGTTGGCTGGAGTAGGCGTGCTCGGCAAAACTGTATAAATACACCCTATCCGGAATGCATCGCCTGGCGTGTTTAAATGTTTGGACCAGGGAATAGTGATCCGCTGCATGTACATCCTCGCGCTCCTCGTTGTCGAAAAGTAGCGATACGCGATCAATGATATCTTCATACTCGAAATACCGTTTCTGCGACAGGGCATCCGTTCGGTAGGCAACAAATGCTATATACTTGACGGGGTATGAAATTTCGCTCATATCGAGCAACACGCGGTCCGTTGGAATCACCGTGTCGCCACTCTCCGGATCGATGATCGACCGGAAACTCGTCTCTTCCACGTCCTGGACCACCTCTGCAATGACTGGGTACGGCTTGTTGACCAACATCTCCTTTTCCATGTCGTCTAGAAATACGTAGTCGGTGATGAGTTCACACGCCAACTCGACAGGAGCGTTGACCCCGCTATAACTGGTGACGCAATTTTGAAACGATTCCGTCTCTATTTCCAGAACCAGCGTATTCTCCGTGGTGGAGGCGAGGAGGGGAAGGAAATTTTGTCGTTGGCCGTGTTTATAGCAGTTGAAGAATTTGAGGGGGATGATGATCGTGTGGCCCAATGATAACCTGAGATTGCTCGTTCCCAACATATCGCCTATACCAGCCCGCTTTGTATCAGGAAGAAACAAGTCATCGTGAATGGACAGCCATAACCGTTCCGAGGAATCAATCTCTGCATCGTTCAGCGAAAGCGTCAACTTTTTCAACAGGATATACCCCACGTTTTCCAGCCAGTAGTCCAGGATTCCGGCTCCGGGGATGGGTGGGAGCGTAATGGATAGTGCAAGGTTGCCCAGCATATCCCCCCGCTTCGGTATGACTTTTTTATTCGTCGAGCCAAATAAAAACGGAAAATCGATCTCACTCTGTTCGATGGCACCGCGGGTCGCGCGTTCCCATGCGGGTTTTGTATACGGCGTATCGGCTGTCTCGTCGTACATCCGCGCCTCTTGCGGCCCGATCAGGTTATTTTGGATGATGGCGCCAACGCCCGGTTTTTCAATCATCGCGTAGCAATTCTATCGTACCACAACAAAATATGCCGTTTTGATTCGCGCGTTCCGTCTACAGCGGGACGGTGTAAATGATGTTGATGTCGTCGATATACGACGTCACATGTGTCGTTGGCGACGTCCACTCCCGGTATAAACGAGGATCGCGGCTGTCCATCGTCTGGTCGTCATCCGAGTCGTCATCCCGACCGTCTTCCGTGGCGGTCATCATGTCCGGTGTGATGTGCCCATGTTCTGGATGAAAGGCCCCGTGGTCTATCATCGCGAGGAGATCGGCACCTGGAATGGGGGTGTGGGGGACTGGCTTTATGTGGATCGTCCGGAGACGGGGACACCGCGACGCGATATCCGACGGGGGGTCGTACGTGTGCCAGATTTCCGTCACGTGCTCGAGCGTTGGGTACGATTCACCCGTTCCCCGGATGTCCAGGAGACGTACACCCAACGACCTGGGCAACGACGCCATCGAAAAGGCCATGTTTCCGGCCAACGATACGCGCTCCAGGGACGCAGATGGACGGTGGTACGCATCCCACGATATAATATAATTTTCAGACAGGTCTAAGTCCTTGACCGTATTGGGAATTGTCGGGAAGTCGCATAACAACCCGCGTTTCAGAACGAGCGTTTCAACCTGTGATCTCGATATGGCATCCAGGATCGGATCGCGTACCGTTCCCGTGATGGATACGTGTCTCAATGACGCCGGGAATGTGATGGTGGCAAATGACCGTGTATCGTTCGATTCAATGCACAACGTCTCCAACTGCGTCATGCCAGAGATTTCCGAATGCAAAATACACGTTGATGGCGTGATGATGTTCGCATACGTCAATGTGGCATGGTTCCAGCCGAACCCGTGTTCAACGCATCCGCACATCACGCGCAACCGTTTCAAATTGGGAAGAAATTCAACCACGTTGAGCGAAATGGCCTCGTCGGTCCGGATTTCCAACTCACGCAAGTGTTGGCCCCAAAAAGCGATATCCTGTGGCATCCCAAAGGTGATGACCCGTGTCCATGCACGCTGTCGCATCAAAATCAGGTACGCATTCGGGTCGTCGGTATCGATACAAATGTCGGTTTGTATCGGTATTGTATCGGGAAACACCGCACGAAATGATAATTTATCGCGCGGGCATGTAAATTCGCGACTGATTTGCGTCTCCATCCGCTCGAATCAGAAAAATCTGTATGCGGGAAATGTGACCGTTCCCAAACGCTTATTATAGCGAACAACCCACGTATTCGAGTCGTGGATGGGGAACGGAGACGCCGTTTCACACGCGTCCCCATCCGCACACAACTCAACTTTGTGGTTCGGGAAGCGTGTTTTTAAGTATAATCCAGCCTCGTTGATGGTGCGTCCCACAACCTCACGCGCCACCACGCTCCGGCACCGCGCGTCGTTGTTTTTTAAACAACACGCCGAGACAAAGCCAGGGGTCACGTCCAAACACGATCCGCCCTCTGGCGGGTCGCGGATAATTTCGCAGGGCACGTCAATCACGCGACCGTAGTCCTTATCGTAGTACTTGCCGCATCGACGACGTTGCTCGTCCGTCTTTTTCAGACGCCAGCAGTACTGATGTCCGTTTTCCGTCGAGGGCGAGTCGACGCAGACGAGTTTCTTTGTCGCGCCGTCCACTCGGAGAAATCGGCTGTTGTAAAACGATCTCAACATGACAAACTCGGAACCGTCGCCTCCACACAGCCCAGGTTCGATACGCCAGCAGGCATCCGGTTCCGATTTCCTTACATTCCACTCGAGCATGCCGTCCGGTTTCACATTCAAGTACCGGCCCATCCACTTGACAGCGTACCCGTTGGTCATTCCACACTTAACCAACGAAAAATCGTCTTCGGCCGCGTTGACCCGCGTCATCGTCGTGGTCGCGTCCGGTCTGATCCCCGGACCAAGGATTTTGTGCTCAAATGCAAACGAAATCAGATTGTACTCCTCCAACGGGTCCGGTGGAAAGGTCACGATATCCGTCGGCTGCGGTGTCGTCTGGGGCGGGACGTACGGCATGGGACCTGGCGCCTCGTCCGCCGGCCGGGTTGCTTTAAATAGGTATATGTACCCAATAAAGGCAACGAGACATACCGTCACAAGCCCGGAAAGAATGAGCCCGATCAGTTTGAGATCCATGGTGCACTGACTATATCATATGCGCCACATTTTGTTTTTACAGCAGCAAATTCGAGGAGGGTGTCATCCCGCAGTACTGTTTCTCGATCCGTCTCGACGCGTCCCGAGCCTCGCAAATCTTTAGACGTTTACGCAATTCTTCAAAGTCTGCAGACAAATCGCGCAGTAACGTGCGGAGTTTGTCGTTCTCGTCACGAAGTTCATTGTTCTCTTCGCTCAGTTGACCTATGGTCTCCATCAACTCGCGGATCTTTGTTGCCCAGTCCTCCGTCACACCCGTGAGTTCACCCACCGCGTTTTCGTACCGAAACGACGCGTCGCTGCTCGCGGTCGCATCCGCCTTGGCTTGTACCAGGTCGCGTTCCAATTGTTTATACTCTGGTGTCTCCGTCACCGGGATGGCTCGTGTCCGGGGACTGAATTTTCCGTGCCACGCTCCGACGACGACCAGGGTCATAAATAAGAGAAATGCGAGGTAAAGTACGCCGACTTTCATCTGGAATATACCATACTGGCACATTTTGTTCTCAGACACTGTTCTTGGTGTCCACTTCCTGCATAAACATCTCGTTATACAGCCTGCTTGGTGGTTCTTGCGTTCTATAGAAACTATCCAGGTCCCTGGGGAGAAGTTTATACACGATTCTCGTCTCACCATCACCCTCCTCATTCTGAAGAATATTCTTCTTGGTTTGTTCAAACCGCGTATCGCGAGACCGAATCAATCCGAGTAAAAGGAAGACCAGACCGATCAGAAACACAACGAATGCAGTCGACGCCATGGATCTATACCCTACATTTACATTTTGTTACGTGGACGTAAACATCAGCGTGCCCATACCGCCCGAAAACTTGAGGATATTGAGCGTGCGTGCGTAAATGCGTAGACGTCCGTTTGAGCCGCCGAGACTAAACGAGTCGTCAAACGTCACTTGCAAATGTGCCGTATCCGCCCTGGACAGATTGATCGAGCCGGTAGGGCTCGGGGATTCCGGGTCGAGGCCAAAGTTGTACATGTAAATCTTCTTGCTCGGGATGCGCGTGTGATGTGCGTATGGTTGGACTAGCCGGTGATATTTCCCGCTCCGTTGACTGTATCTCGTATGTCCATTCACCTGGATCACGGCCGACTTGACCGGATCAATCGACTGACCCGCCGGTGAATCGTAGTTGAAATAATCGTTGCCAGTTAATGAGTAGGCGGATGGGGTCAGGCCCGAATTGTACGCATTGGCTCGGTTGTACGTCCAAATAATTTCAGAGACTGGGTGCACAAACGACAACTCATACTTTTTTGTCAGGGACGTATCGCCGCCCGACACAATGACGGGCACGTCGCCAAGGAATTGGATATCCTGCAAAAGAATCTCATGCGTATTCTCCAGGAACTTTCGACGTTCCTGTGTCCCCAAAAACACAAAGGTGACGTAGGTATTGATATCGGCGGCGGGGGGCCGCGACGCTTGGCTCACCAATGAGGAGATTGGGTGCGTCGATTTGATGAGTTCCGTATACTCGCGGAAATCAAAAACCAGATTCATCTGATGGTATACCAAATTAATCAACGGAATTGATAATCCACTCGTCTTATTGAAGGTGAAATTCAATGGAACGAATAGTTTTGTCGGACCCTGGATCGAATTGTCGTACAAATCGTAGTCTGGAAACCGACCTATCATTTCACTGAATCCAACGTCTTTTTCACCGTTCATCGATAGTTCGGCGTCGACGTCCATAAACTCTCCCGTCATGCGAGAAATGCGTGCCCCACCTATTTCAAAATCGCACGTTCGAATCAGGGCGTGTCCAACCGAATTACACCATCTGACCGACGAAATATCGATTGACGATGAGTATGTCCCCGGAGTGCCGCTCGACACACGACGGACCGAGACGGTATACGTTTTGGTTTTATCTAGGTCGGCGAGTTGGATACTCGTGGAACTATCGCTCCACGTGTGCTGGTCCGTCCCATCATCTACGAGCACGTCATACGACGTGTCGGCCCCATCCGTTGACGGAATCACCTTGACCGTTGCATTCGTCGAACTTGTCCACCGAGCGCTCAATATTCCTGGGACCGCCGTTCCTGGCATGGTCACGCTATCGATCGCAAAATCGGACAAATCGGGTAGGTCTACTTCGATAAATATACTGTTGACCAGATCACCGGAACGTGTGATTGGAAGTGTGGATTTGCGTCCGAAGTTCGCTTCGCTCTGGAAAGGTTGAACTATCGATTCCGTCGAATACATGCTATAGCGCTTCGGGATCAAACGCCAAAAGGTGATTTGTGGATTCGAGGAAAGGAGTGCGTCCTCACGACCGTAAAGGCTCAATTGATTAACACCACCACCCATGTTCAAATGCGTCTCTTACACTCTGGAAAGATTATGTTACACTGTGTTTCGCGCATGGCTCAGACCAATTGGCTATACACGCTTCTGTACATGTCGACCACGGCATCCATGTTGTCGTCCAGTGAGAGACCAAATTCAGCATTCATTTCACTGATGATCTTCACCAGCGTATCCGGGTCGTTGATCATCCGCAAACCGCGGCGGAGAATCGAGTAGACAACCGGGTCAGAGCCGATTGCTTCTGTAAACATGCTCTGCATGAACGACTCGGTTCGAAACCGTGGGTGGTTGTTGATTCGCGTCGTCACCTCGGTCACGACGTGCCGCGTTGATTTTGTATTTGAGAACGGTGGCTCGAGAATATCGCGGGCCAAATCTGCGTCGATAATATCTTTATACTCGGGAAAATCGCGCTGGAGTGCTTTGAGCGTGAGGACGCGTGACATTTCACCGCGAATAATTTCGCGGATTGGCGGTGTGTCGTCCAGCGAGTCGAGAATGGAGAGCGAGACCAGTGAACACACGATGATCACATTACATAGCGACAAATACGCGACGTTTTTCTCTGTATCCATTGCGGAAAACAGAGACTTTTTTTTTGACGGGTTGAGGTACCGTCATGGACCATAACAAACCGATTGAAACCCGGCTCAAAGAAGCGCTCAAAATCCGGAGGCAGATGCGTCATCACGGTATCGATCGAGATCCTGGCGTCTCGAATTTGATCTGTGACATGAACCGGTTTGTTCGGGACGGGACCGAGTCCGACGATGCGTCGACGCTTTCGTCCGGGGCGTCCATCCAGTGGTTGTTTTCAAATCAAGTAGTGAGTCTTGTTCGTGTTTCGAGCGCGTAACAGAATGTGTACGTACGTTAAAAAATCTGATGCAACTCGACGAGGAAACAATGACCGTTCTCATCATCTTTTCCATTGCGATGAGTTCCGGTGCGGGCGCGGCGGGTGTGTCCGGGCCGGTTGTCGGGTCGACCGTCGGCGTCTCGTCATCGTGCGTGCTTCCAATTCTGTTTTTAGCCTACGCCATCTCACAAGTTGGAGAATCCGGACCGGTCGGCGCCCTCACGCTCAAGAATGGCTATTCGTATATTTGAATTTCCTTCAAATTGAACATCTGTAACCGGGTCGAAACCAAACCCAAAATATATGAAATCGGCATTTCACGATCAATTACAGTATACCACCGCAGACAACCCGATATCAATTGCGGGAAAAAGAGTCGCCGAATACCCCCGCAGCCTGGAAAACATCGCCCTGGACGCGGTGGAGGAGTTGGATGGGTTTACGTTGGTGCCATGGGTAAAGAACGGAGTGAATCGGTTCGCGCTCCGTCGTCCGAACGGAACCGTCCTCACCCCGATGGACACGGCGCGCCAGGTCTGTGTCAGTATCCGGGGCAAGCAGAAGTATTTCAATGTCGCGAATCTACTCGCGTCGAGTATTCTTCACGAGGACGTGACCGATAACGAATTCGGGGTCCTGATCTGCGAGGATGGACTGATCGTTGAGTCGGCGGCCGATCGAGCGGCGCTCTGCGCCGACCGTAAACGAGCATGTCTCGACCTCCCGCGAGTCGACT